GTACAACAAGGTATCCTAGAACGACTCGTGGAAGCGATCGATGAATCTCCTATTGCTAGGAGCCTGATCGGGTTCGTCGGAACTCAAGAGCTCAACCAAAAGTTGGCTCAGGAAGGTTCCCGAACCGGTCTTCTGGCCACACTCGATTTGAGTGAGGCCTCTGACCGTGTCTCCAACCAGCTAGTGCGACACTTGTTATCTCCGCATCCATGGCTCTTCCGAGCTGTGGACGCGACAAGGTCGCGCTCCGCTGACGTACCTGGCCATGGCGTTATCCGCCTCGCCAAGTTCGCATCTATGGGGTCAGCTCTCACATTTCCTTTTGAAGCAATGGTGTTCTGCACCCTTGTCTTCATGGGGATTGAACGTGAGATAGGACACCACCTCCGCAAGAGTGATGTAATTCGACTCTTGGGGAAGGTACGCGTCTATGGGGACGACATAATTGTCCCCACAGACTATGCACTATCCGTCATCCGGACTCTCGAGGACCAAGGTCTTCGGGTGAACCGACGTAAGTCTTTCTGGACTGGTAAGTTCAGAGAGTCTTGCGGGAAGGAGTACTACGATGGATACGATGTCTCAGTGACTCGTATCCGCGAGATGCTCCCTAGTAGACGGACAGATGTTTCTGAGCTGGTTTCCACAGTTTCGACCCGCAACCAATTTTGGGAGCAGGGATACTCGAATACTGTAGGGGTCCTCGATCGTGTGGTTAAGGGTTTGATCCCTTTTCCGTACATCGAGCCCACCTCTCCAGCTCTGGGCAGATGGGGCTACCGCGTTACCGTGGGTCGCCACCATCCAACTCTCCATCGCCCTGAGGTACGGGCTATGGTAGTTGATGCGAAACTGCCTGTCAATAGAATTGACGGGTACAATGCATTGCTCAAGGTGTTCCTCAAGCGTGGGTCACACCCGTTTGACGATCCAATGCACCTAGAGGTGTCTGGACGACCTGTCGCCGTTCGCATAAAGCGACAGTGGGCCCCTGTACGTTAACTCGTACAGGGAT